TTCATGAAACTATTTATACTATTCTGTGTTTCGTTTTCTAAATGTAACAGTGTCTTTTGGATTAAATTTAATACTGTTCATTGTATCTTCGGTCTTTTTTGGCACCCCAGAAGTTTTGGATGGGAGGCCTCGATTTTTACGTAATGTTCTAGCCAATCGTGCTTTGTCAAGTACTCGATCAAATTTAATTTTATCAGATTCTTTCTCACGATCAATTTTAGCCTTAGCGATCTTGAGTTCATCCTCATTGGTTTCGCCGGGTGTTGTTTTTTTGGCAGATCTAGTGGACTCTGGAGTTCCCCATTCGGGTTCGTCCTTATACCAACGATCTGTTTTCTTTATCGATTCTAACCATTGGCGAGTAATCCTACCTTCATCTAATGCTATGATAACATAATTAGTACCTAGGCGATGAACATAACCCTCTTTTTTAGACGATTTTATTATGACGCGATCTCCCTCATTGAACAGATCACCTTCCAAATATTTTTCTCTTATCTTGCTAACTTTTTCTAGCTCGATATGATTTCTAAAAGAAGTTGTTTCTTTAAGTCCCATACCAATACGAATATCGTTGAACAACCTCTTCGCATCTTTGTTAGACATAGTAGAAGGAACGCCTTGGGAAAATGTTGTGAAATCATTTTGGGAAGCGTTTGCTCGTTGTTTTGAAGCAGACATACCTTCAACACCTTCAGCGTCAGGGTCTCTTTCTCCTGCAGACACAACGTTAATCTTTTCAAAATTGTAAAACCCGTGTCTAGCCTTAGTTCCGTTATACTTTTCGAGTAATGTCTTAAACTCTGTCACTCGATCTGAACCAACGACCATGGTGATGCGATTGAATCCTTGATCGTACAACGACACTGCAATTTCAAATACATTGCGAATTTTTTTGTTTAGGATTACATTACGACCATGTTTAGGAAACATTTTTCTAACATGTTTGATTTTCTGACTGTAGTCTAGAGGGTTTTTTTTAGGATCACTGGACTGTGATAGATAAATTTTGTATGGATTTTTTCCAGCTTTAATAGACAACACGGACATCAATTTTCCATGACCAATTGTCGGCGGATTCATCCGGCCGAAAGTGAAAAAAACTTCTCGCGTTTCTTCGACAAGGTATTGTTTAAAACTTAAAGACATTATTTGTCTCCCGACTGTCCCATTCTTCGCTGTTTCTCTTGATTGCGGATTTGCGGCATGAGTTTTTTAGCGATCTTTTGAATGCGTGGTTTCATTTTATCTAGGCGTTTTTCTATACCCTGTCTGCGAGCAACAGGTACATCACCTTTAGGTGTGTCCTTAGATAATTTTTTAAATAATAACATACGTGCTTGTCTTTGTGCACGTTTAGTCAGTCTTTCGGTGTTGGCGGGTTTTTTTGCAGCGCGTCTACGACCCATTGCAATTTTATTTTTATTTTTTTTCATGGATCGAGCTCGAGCTCGTCTTTGTGAAAAATCTAAAGCTTCTTCTGTAGAACCCTCTCCAATACGACCACGATGTCGTTTATGTGCAGCATATTTAACTATCTCATGCTCACCGGGTTTGTAATCCACAGCAATAAAATCTTTAAAAGATAATGGCTTTGCCATTTTAGTTCCTTGTCGGTTTATCCCATCCCTTCAAAATATCAGGCGAAAAGTTGTTGTATGAGAATTCCATTCTATCAACAATCTTTACCGCATCACCACCTAACTTATCGATTGCAACGTAACCTTCGGCGCCAGTCACTTTATAACCTTTTTTGGTTTTGACAAAAGTGTCGATGTTTTGCAATTGATTAAGTTTATTTATAAGTTTCATTTTCGCAACTACTATTAACTTCTGTAGTTCGAACATTTTAATTAGATTTTCTTTGTTTGAAGAGGAAAAAAATGCAAGGAGATCATCAAGTTTGGCTTGTTGTGCGTTTTTACCTTTTGTTGTTTTTCGTGTGTCTATTTCTTTCTGATATTTTTTAGTTATCCACTTAATCAGTTTTGTGGTGTGTGATTTTGAGTTTCCGATAACTGTTCCGCTTCGGACAAATGTGTTGTTGAAGGTTTCGATGTGTTGGGCGAGTTGTTGGTTTCCTTCCAATGCACGTAATGTCGTCCCGCTAATAGAATTGAAAAGAACACCAATTTGTGATAGAGTTTTGTTAACATCTTCTGTTTCCCGTTTACTCATTGTGGCAGAAGACACGTCTCGGAGAAATGCGTCCTGAGACCACACTGCACTGGTTTTGTTTAAGGCCGAAACGTTTACACCAAACGAAGCATTCATGGTTTCAAAAGTTTTGCCTGTGTATGTGGTGTGCCAAACGATCCCCATTTTAGCTGCTTTCAAAGCAGAGGCTTGTTCAACAGGTACAGCATAAACTATTGTGTTGGGGTGGAATGTTACATATTTTTTACCGTCAATTGTCTTAGTTTTTAATTCAGAAGAGTCAAAAAGAAAATCGCCTTGTATTACACCCTTAATGCCGAGGGCTGGCAAATATTTTAGTGCAAGTTTCAGTTTCTTATTCAAATCACCAGAAGTATCATCATCGACTTCTGCATCAGTCTTGTAGACTTTGGGGTTTTTATTGAAAATCCCTTTCTTTGCAACAAAGAATTTACCGTCACGAGGGTCTGTCCCAGCGAACACTGCGGGTGCACCGTCCCACTTGACTGAAACTGACCCTCCAGAACCGCCTAGAAGGTCTCTGAGGTCTCTCAGAGCGAATATTGCTTGACGTGTACCATTGACACCACCATAGAGAACCTTGTCCTCAATGTGGGTCATATGAGTGTTCTTTTGTTCCGATAATGTTTCTTTAAATGATATCATACACACTATTTATAAGAAAAGTTACACATAAGTCGAGTAGGATACCCATCTTTTCCCTGAGTATCTCTGATATTCAGTTGGAACTTATATGTAGAAGATTCTACAACGTAATCAATCCTACGACCATTACCACCTTTTCCGCCGTAATATATGGTAGCAGAACCAATGTTTGCAGCCCGATTTAAAGAAGAAAGATCCATCTTTTTAGAGATGATTTTGCCTGGCATTTTATGAATAACATGATACCCTTCACCTATACCAGTCTTTAAGAGTTCTGTTAGTTCAGTGGGTCTGACAATTTCTTTGTATCCGCGTTCTAACCTCTGGTTAAACACATCACAGAAGGCTACAGGATCTATTCCGAAAGTCTGTAAAAGTTTAAGACCTTCACCCACGATATTATATGATTTCACAGCATCTGGAGTGATACCTGTGCCTGAAGGCGTGGTACGTAAACCTACATTAAAAAATGTCACAGTACTACCCAGTTTCAACGACAGGTACACCTGATTTTTAAGAGTACCATCGGATATAGTAATATCTGTTACAGACTTACCAACATCGTATCCAGTGCCTTTTGGATTTTTCAGTGCGATCTTAGGTGAATAAATGAGAGGACGCTTGGTATTTTCTCCACCTAAAATGTCAACCTTAAGTTTTTTCCACTTACGAATACCATATGTTTTGTCTAGGTCTTCAATTGCAAGAAGCATAGGTCTGTCTGATACTTTTTCACCTTTCCACCAAGCTAACAGTGCTTCTGCAAATTGTGGTTCAAACAGGTTTCCTCGGTTGTTAACCCCTCGATTGCCTGATGAACCATTACCAAATTTAATTTTAAGTTTATCTAATTTAGCCTCTTTTGATATGATACCAATCTTGATATCGTTCTCGATGTATCGAGTAACGTTAGCCTTTTTCTTTTCTTTTAAATCTAAGTTGATCGGTGTTTCCAGCTTGGGAAATTTCTTTTTTAGATATTGAAACAACAAAAAAAGTTCCCCCTGAGATTCTGGAGGAAAGTTTTTTGTTTTTTCTCTCAGTTCGTTAACTGATTTTGGGAAAAAGTCATATGCCATAATATCTATTTATATATTAATGCCACCTATAAAACTTATGTTCGCCAATTCTACCTACTGGAACCATGCCTCGATCATTGATCCAATTCGGTTGTACATATGTCGCATGATAGTGGGTCGATCCTTCACTTATTCCTCTCCACCCACCACGTAAAACCATCTCTGCAACAATCTGTGCGTCTTCCCAGGCATCT